CAAAAACAATCATAAATCATTTAATTTTTCTATATGGATCTGTATTTAACTTAGTTGGTACTTCAGGTTGTTTATTATCTATAATATCTGGTAAATTTTTATTAACATGCAACAAAACATTTCCCATAATGCTTTCTTTAGTATGGTCTTCTACTATTTCATCAAAACTATCTTTATTTTTTAGATTTCTTGTTATTGACCGACAATGTGCTTGAGTTTCTCTGTCAAGTTTCTGATCATAAGGTTTCAAGGGTACATTAATATATAAAGGCTTTACTTGTTTTTCTACATAGCCTAGTCCAACAATCAAGAAAGCTCTGTGATTGTCTATCATTAATCTTTCGATACGGCATGGCATCCGATTCGGAGTGCCATCAATAAGTTTCTCTTTTTTACTCATTTTCTAATTCGATCATCATCTCTAAAATATGCTTTGCTTTTTGTAAATCTTCTTTTCTTTGTCCTTTTGGTCTTAATATATATTGTATTATATCACCTTCAGGCTTTCTGATATCGTTTTTTACAAAAAATTCAATTAGTTGGATTTTAAAGTTGAGATAATGGCTGCCACCGATCTGACTTTCTAAATAACTTTTTTTCATTCTTTTTAAATTTTTCTATTTACAAATACGAGCAAATACGATTTGGTAATAAAAGTAAATACTAAAAGTAAATATTTTTAATATGAGTTTTGGTGATTTTGTAATATTAAAATTCCCCCCAAGGATTGATCATAAGCAAAAATAAAATCACCACTTAGAACCATGACAGAATATAAATTCAAAACAAAACCTTATCAGCATCAAAAAGACATTTTTGAAAAAATTAGAGATTTGCCTGAATTTGCTTTACTTATGGAGCAAGGAACAGGTAAAAGTAAAGTCATCATAGATAATTTTGCATATCTGTACAAAAAAGGGTCAATAGATGCTGTCTTGATAGTTGCTCCTAATGGCGTGCATCGAAATTGGATAAATGAAGAATTACCAAAACACTTGCCAAACGATATTGAATACGAATCAATGTTTTGGGAAAATCAAAAATCTAAAAATAAAAGTTTTAAATCAGAGTTTTTGCAGCTCATTCAAAGCCCAAAACTAGCTATTTTAACAACAAATATAGAGTCTTTTAGGGTAGATAATGCCTATTTCAATTTTCTTACGTTTTGCACTCGTAGAAACGTAATGATGGTAGTTGACGAATCAGCAAGGATTAAAAATCCAAAAGCACAACAGACTAAAAATGTGGTAAAATTAGGCAATTATTGTCTATATAGAAGGATTTTGACAGGTACACCTGTAACTCACTCCCCTTTTGACCTGTATTCTCAGTTTGAATTTTTAAATAAAGCAATTATTGATCATTCTTCTTTCTACTCATTTAAGAATTACTTTGGTATTTTTGAAAAAAAGACTAATTGGGGATCTAATAGACAATATGATGAATTAAAAGACTATAGAAATTTAGATGAATTAAAAACCTTAATTGATCCTCATAGTTATCGAATCACTAAAGATGAATGCTTAGATCTACCAAAAAAGATATATTCTAAGAGATATTTTGCACTTTCTAAGAAACAAACAGATTTATATAACAATATAAAAGAAGACTTTATCATAAAACTTGAGAATGAGCCTGAAGTTAGCGTACCGATGGCTCTTACAAGAATGATGAAATTACAACAAGTGACATCGAATTTTGTAGCTTTAGATGATTCGAAATATAAACAAGTTGGTGATGAAAATCCGAGATTAGATACATTATTAGATATTATTAAAGACACTCCTAAAGATGAAAGCATTATAGTATGGTGCAGGTTTACTTTTGACATAGAAACAATATGCGAGTGTTTACAAAATGAGCAAATTTCTTTTTGTCGATATGATGGCAAAACTAAGGCAAATGAAAGATCACAAAACTTGCTTGATTTTCAAGAGAAAAAATGCCGTGTGTTTGTTGCAAATCCTGCAACGGCAGCCGAAGGTTTAAATTTATATGTTGCAAACAATGTCATTTATTATTCAAATTCTTTTAAACTTGGAGAAAGACAACAATCAGAAGATAGATGTCATAGAATAGGTCAAGACAAAAATGTTTTATATTATGACCTCGTTGCAGAAAACACTTTGGATTTTAAGATAATTCAGATATTAATTAATAAGCAAGAATTAGCAAATTTAATAACAGGAGATAACATAAAAGAATGGCTATAGTTTATATCCCACAAGAGCCAATGAAGAGAGATCAAAAAACAGGTCAATGGACACAAGCGTTTGATCTCACACCTGCAAAAAAATATGGTGAATTGAAAACTTTGTTATCTCATGGTGCATTACCCATTGACACAGAGCCAATGGTAAACAATTTAAAACAGTCCCTCGAAAACTTTACAGATGATGATTATCTTTTAGCAATTGGTAATCCTACAGCAATGGTTGCAGCAGGCATAATAGCTGCATCAAACAATAATAACAAAATCAACATGCTTTATTGGGACTCAAAAAGTAAGGAATACATTAATGTACCTATAAAATTATAAAACAACTAAGAATAAGGAGAACAAAATGACGGACTTAGAAAACTTTGTTAAATTAAACAAAAGACTTACTCAATTAGAACAAGATATTGAGCAGGCAACTATCACCCTCAAACAACTGACAAGAGAAAGAGATAATTTAAAACTTGTCGAAATTCCTGAACTGATGAATGAATTGGATGTACCTAAGATAAATATATCTATGGACGGCAAAGATTTTGAAATTTCAAGAAAAGAAAATTTCTATGCAAGTATTTCAAAAGATAGAAAACCTTTAGTTGTAGAATGGCTAAGGGCTAATGGTCATGACGGATTAATAAGGAATGAACTGATTGCAGATGTTCCAAAAGGCAAAGATAATGTTGCATCTGAAGCCTATAAAATTTTAGAAGATCTCGGTTTCAACGTAACAAGAGAAACAAATGTCCATACAGGATCATTTAAAGCATTAGTGAAAGATGAATTAGAAAAAGGCAGTGATGTACCTTTAGAAGAGTTAGGTGTCAATCGAGTTGTTGAAGCCGTCATAAAGGAGATCAAATAATGCTTAAAGTAGAAAAATTTATAAATCAAAAAATGTTAGACAAAGAACTTATAAGACACTCATTGTTTTATAATCTTAGACCTTTGGATGACGATATAAAAAAGATTCTTGTAAAAAGAGGATATTTAGAACCAATTGATAGCTTTGGTGTTTGTAGATTAACACTTAAAGGTCGTCATGAAAGAACCAACGCAGAGAACCGATTAAACAAAAAATAAATAAGGAGACAATTAAAAATGGAAGATAAAAGCGTAACAAAAACAAACGGCAAATCTAATTTGCCAATTTCGATATCGGAATTTGAAAAGATGGGTTCAGGCTTTGAAGAAGCTACATCTGACTCTTATCAGATACCAATGTTAAAACTTTTGCAAAAAATGACTGATGAAGCTGATTCAGATAATCCTGCTTATATAGAAGGTGCAAAACCTGGCATGTTTATGAATAGTGTTTCAAAAGATCTTTATGATGGTAAAGGAGGGATAAAAGTCATTCCTTGCTATTATAGAAGAATGTTTGCTGAGTGGATTCCTAGAGATGAAGCTGATGGAGGAAAACTTGTCGGTATGCACCATCCACAATCAGACATTGTGCAAAACGCACAGCCATCTGACAGAAATAGCATAAATAAGAAGTTTGATAAGAATGATCTTATTGATACAAGAATGCATTTTTGTTTGCTCTTAGCTAATTATGAATTACCTGAGCCAATTTTATTAAGTTGGAGTAATTCTGCGTTAGGAAGATCAAAAGGTTGGATGACAAGAATGCAAAACCTTAAACTTAAAGATAATGGCAAAATGATAACTGCACCATCTTTTTCACATATATGGACAATAGATTCACAACAAGAGTCTAATTCAAAAGGTTCTTGGTATGTGCCTACAGTTAAAGGTTGTGAACAAATAAAAGATGCAGACTTAATACAAGCTGGTTTCAAATTTTATGAGACTATTAAATCTGAAGGAGATTCCATCCTAGCACAAAACATGGATAAAGGTAATTTTTAACCAAAGTAGGAGGATAAAAATGAAAAAAATCAGTCGTAGGCGTGACACCCTACGACTGAATATCTTGTTTTATGGATTTTGCAAACAAATTTTTTAATATTTTTGAAGGTCTTGACAGAGCGCATGGCTCTTACAACTTATCAGGTAAAATAACTGAAAAAGGTAAGAAACAAGGCAATGCTTTAACAGTCAATGAACCTGCTACTGTCGAACTGTGGCAAAAACACCTTAATGGTCAATATGGCTTAGGAGTGTTCCCTTTAAATGATATGGGTGAATGCAAATGGGCTGCAATCGATATTGATATTTATAATTTAAATTTTACCAAACTTGAAAAAGATTTAGAAAATATCAAGCTGCCATTAGTTGTGTGTAAAACAAAAAGTGGTGGCGCACATGTATATCTATTTCTAAAAGAATTTACCGATGCCAAACTTGTAAGAACTAAAATGATGGAGGTAGCCGTACACCTTGGTTATAGTGGTGTAGAAATATTTCCAAAGCAAGTAAGACTTGCGAGTAAAAAAGATTTTGGCAATTGGTTGAATATGCCATATTTTAATTCAGAAAAGCCAACACGCCACGCAGTCAAGCATGGTGTAGCACTAGATCTAGAAAATTTTATAAAACTCGTAGATCAGTCATTAGTATCAGAAGATGATCTAAAATCAGTGTTATTAGATAAAGATCCTGCTTTAGATCAAGGTCCACCATGCCTTCAAAGTTTATCAAAAATGGGCTATCCAGAGGGTACAAGAAATCAAGGTCTATTTAATTTAGCCGTTTACATTAGAAAAAGATACGGAGAAGACGACTTAGCACATCACTTAGATGATATGAATAATAAGTTTATGCATCCACCATTAGGGCATAAAGAAGTTGCAACAGTCGCAAAGACTGTAATGAAAAAAGAATATTCGTATAGGTGTAACGATCAGCCGATATGTGATTTTTGCAATCGACAAATATGTTTGGGTAGAAAATATGGTGTTGGCGGTGGTTCAGACGATGTTGGTGTTGAAATTGTAGGTATCATAAAAGTTTTGACTGAGCCTCCAACTTGGATTGTTGATATTAACGGATCACGAATTGAAATGGACACCGATACACTTTTAAATCAAAGACGATTTCAAAAAGTTGTTTTAGAAGAATTGACAATACTCACTAGCTTAATCAAACCTCAGAAATGGTCAAATTTGATGAAAGATAAGTGTGAGAATGCTGAGGAGCAAGAAGCTCCGAGTGATGCTGGTAGCAAGGGTCAATTAGTAAATTTCTTAGAAGATTTCTGCACTGGCTATGCACAAGCGCAAACTAGAGATGAAATGATTTTGGGTAAACCTTGGACTGATGAAGAAAACGATAGAACATATTTTAGATCTGCAGACTTTCAAAAGTTTTTACAACAGCAAAGATTTTTAGGTTTTGATGGCAGAAGATTATGGAATGCTTTACGCAATTTGGGTGCAGAACATCACCAATTCTTTGAAAAGGGGAAAAACATACAATGTTGGTCTATACCTAAGTTTTCTGAGCAAACAGAAGATTTTCAAGTGCCAAAAATACAAAATCACAATGAGTCTTTTTAATGTTTAATGTTGAACCAAAAATTATATTGGGTGGTCCTGGCACTGGAAAGACAACAAAACTAATATCAATAGTTTTAAAAGAAATAAAAGATGGGGTTGAACCTGAAAGAATTGCTTATGTAAGTTTTACAAAACAAGCTGCATATGGAGCAAGGAAAAGAATAGATCTTACAGAAAAACAAACGCCTTGGTTTAGAACTTTACATTCAATGGCTTTCAGATTTCTAGGCATGACTAAAACAGAAGTTATGGATAACGAGCATTACAAGACAATATGCCAAATGCTAGGTATGAGTTACACAGGTCATATTGACTTGGATGGTCCTGCTAATGGTCCTGAAGGTAATAAATGTTTAGGCATGATTGAATATTCAAGGAATACTCTTACAGATCTTAAAAAATCTTGGCAAGATAATGCACACGCCATTGATTGGTTTAAACTCAAAAGGTTCTATGACACTCTACAAACTTATAAAAAAGATTTACAATTAATTGATTATTCTGACATGCTAGAAAAATTTGTTAATTTAGAATGCACTCTTGATGTTGATGTTGCAATAATTGATGAAGCTCAAGATCTAACACCACTGCAATGGCAA